GTGTGAGGTACAGTCTCCGTTTTCGATTTGCGGGGCACATGGTCAAATCGAAACCCAACAATCGTGCAAAGGGTGCACGCCGTGCTCGACGGAATTCGCGCAAGAACGTTCAGCAGAAGAACCAAAATTCTGCCATGTCGAAACAAATGTCTGGCGTCGGTGCTGTGACAAATTTTCGCATGCCTCGAATCGGCCTCCGGGACCTCATGTGTCACCGGATCTCGTGGATTGCCGGCTACACTTTTGTGGGTGACGGCACACGAGGAACCGCCAACAACGTCTTCTTCAGCGACGCCGCGGGCACCTATTTGTTTGGGGGCCTGACTGGCACCGTTGGCACCAGTGGTGTTGGGGGCGGTGTGCCGATTCTTGCAGCCGACAGCAAGGTTGGTGCGACCTACATCGCGGATGTTGAGAAACATTACGCGCGTAAGGTCATTCGCAAGCAATGGATGCATGTGATCACCTTGCAACCGTCGACATCCAATAACATGGTCGCGTATGTCTGTGGCGTCCGTGGTCCCAGTGCCGCCGAACAAGGCGTTGCGCTGCCGAAGGCCACGTCGACTGCTGTTCAGCAGACGCTGACAAATGTTTTGTCGATGGACAATCGTCTCGAAGTTCGGTCCTATGAGTCAAAGACCATGGACATCACTCACCTCATTGCTGGTGGCTCCGGCGCCCTCCAGAATGAGTTCGAGATCGACTCGCCAACCGACGCGTCGACGACTGTCATACAATCGTCGAACGTGCCGGGAATCGATTTGATCGGCGTGTGTCCCACGTCGTTGATTGTGAGCGGCAATTGCACCACGACTGGTTTGCAGAACACGAATGTTCATGCAATCATTGTGGAGCAGGAAGTCGATTTTCTCGACTTCATTGGTGGCTCGTCGCAGATCTCGTATGTCGGTGCGCAAGCGCCGGCTGTCGAGGACACATCGTCGTCTTCAACAAAGGCGGCGGTGGGTGTGTTGAAGACGTGGGATGTGAGCGACGATGAGTTGGCTCGCCTGCGTACTCTGCACGACGCGCTGCGTAAGTGAGTGGTTATTCGAGTCGCCCAGTCAAGGCCTCGATTCAAATGTAAACTGCTTCATTCGTGCGGCTGATGACGCACGGCTGGGTATGGGGCGGCCATGCCATGGTTTTCAGCACTTTCACCGTTAAGAAAAGGAGATATTCTGCGTGAGAAACACGTAGCGTGTACCAATCGAC